ACTGACTTGATTAACTTATACTATCAATCTAATGATTTCAATATGTTACGTCCCAATACTAAGGTGGATTACAGATACTTCCTTACCATTCTCCACCAGACTATGGGTACACGTAAGTACGAGATGGTCACATCTAAACTGGCTAAGGCTGCATATGAAGAGTGGGTCAAGCGTGGCATTAGCTTTGCTAACCATGCAGCTACCTGTGCCAGTAGGGTGTACAACTATGCGATACAGATGGAACATGCCACACAAAATCCGTGGGCTAACATCAAGCGTAAGTCTGCACCTCAACGTAAGGTAGTGTGGTCACATGATAATGTTATCGGGTTTCTTGATAAAGCGTACAGCGATTTCGAGTACCGTAACGTTGGGCTAATAGTACAGATGGCATACGAATGGTGTCAAAGACTAGGCGACATGCGCACCCTTAAATGGGAGAACATTGATCTACGTACACAGAAGCTTGAGCTTGAACAGAGTAAGCGTAGGGCGGATGTATCACTGCCTATATCAGATGATCTATGTAAGATGCTTAACGATCAGCGTACTGACTTTGGATTCCAAGACTACGTAGCACCTCACCCTCGCCCTGTGATGGGTAAGTTTGAACCGTATGCAATGGAACGTCTGTCTAAGGTAGGTCGCAGGGTAATGAGGCTTGCTGGTTTGCCAGAAGACTTACGGCTAATGGACCTACGTAGAACTGGAGTAACACAAATGGTAGATGCAGGTGTCACTATGTCGCAGGTCATGTCAGTAACAGGCCACAATCATGTGTCTTCTGTGAAACCATACATGAAACATACATACCATTCTGCAAATAGTGCCTTGACACAAAGAAATGTAAGTGTACAATCGAGTGTAGCGAGTAACAAAGAAAGAGATATGTAACATGAATATACTTAGTATTATAAATGATCTATCACTTACTAATGGTGAGACAAGGCGCATGTCTTGTCCTGTATGTAATACTAAGAATACATTTACTGTCACGAATAACATGGGTTCCATCGTATGGAATTGTTACAAGGCAAGTTGCACAGCAGGTGGTGGCACACGTACATCAATGACTGCTAATGACATACGTAAGACATTGGGACGTGTTGCTGAAGAGACACATGCTATAACATTCGACAGACCTGAGTGGTTTGTTCGAGACTACAATAAGATTGCATCTTTCTGCAACCAATGGCAGTTAGATGCACAAGACTTAGGACTATTGTATGACGTAAGAGAACATCGTGTAGTGTTCCCTGTTGTACATGGTGGAGTTACAGTAGATGCTACGGGTAGATCACTAGGTAATCGTATACCTAAGTGGAAAAGATATGGTAAAAGTGTATTGCCATACGTATCTGGACGTGGTAAAACTGCTGTAGTTGTTGAGGACTGCATAAGTGCTGCCGTTGTAGGTGGTGATGTATATGTCGGGGTTGCAGTGTTGGGTACTTCCCTATCTAATGGACACAAACAGTACTTGTCGCAGTTCTCAGCAGCAATAATTGCATTAGACCCCGATGCCTTACCCAAGACACTACAGTTTGCAAAAGAATTACGTGGCTACGTTGACAATGTTAAGGTGCTACGACTAGAAGATGACCTCAAATACCGACAGCCATCCGACATGGCTAACCTTTCAACACTAGGAGACTAACACATGGAACTATCACTCATTCGTAGCTTGATGGACAAAGAATTCTATGACGAACATCGTGGCTCACGTTGCCCTGATCGTTTGTTCAGTAAGGATGTACGTAAGATCAAGCAGTCTATTGACTCAGCTATGGATCGTTACGAACGTACCGTGACACCAGCAGAGATTGAGGCGTTGTTCATGGCTAACAACCCTACCCTCACTACTGCACAGAAGCAAGCATACAGTCACCTGTTTGTACAAGTGACTAAGCAACTACCTATGGGCAGTGACGTAGCACAAGAGGTGCTATCCAAACTGTTTCAACAGGTAGTAGGTGAAGACATAGCTAACCTTGGCTTTGACTACGTGAATGGTGACAAGACTAGCCTTGAGCCTCTGCGTCAGATGCTTGAGCAATATGGTGATGACTTCACACCTAACCTTCGCATTGAGTGGGAAGACATTGACCTTGATACTATCATTGCAATGACTGACCTTGAGTCACAGTGGACATTCAACATACCTACGTTGACACGTAAGGTTGAGGGCATCAATGCTGGTCACTTGATTGAGGTCGGCGCACGGCCTAACACTGGCAAGACATCCTTTCATGCCTCACTTGTGGCTGCACCGGGTGGATTTGCATGGCAAGGTGCTAAGGTAGTTGTACTATGTAACGAGGAAGGCTACCACCGTGTCGCTCACAGGTACATAACCGCCGCAACTGGACTAGATAAGCACGAGATTGTTAAGCATCGCCAACGTGCTATGGAAACCTTTGCTAAGATCAGACCTAACATCATGTTCAAGGATGCCACAGGACGTGACATGAATTGGGTTGAGTCCGTATGCAAGTCATACAAACCTGACATTGTTATCCTTGACATGGGTGACAAGTTCTCACGTATGGCTGGCTTCTCACGGCCTGATGAATCACTCAAGGCTAACGCTATACAAGCACGACAGATTGCTAAGCAGCAAGACTGTGCTGTGTTCTATATGTCACAGTTATCTGCTGAAGCAGAGGGTAAGGTTGTACTCAACCAAGCCATGATGGAGGGATCACGTACAGGTAAGGCAGCGGAAGCTGACCTTATGATTATGATCTCTAAGAACCCTACAGTAGAGGGTCAGGAAGAGGAAGACAACCAACGCCACATCAACGTGGTCAAGAACAAGTTGTCTGGTTGGCACGGTATTGTACACACTGATCTTGAGTACAAGATTGCGAGGTACGTATGCTGATAGAAGTAGCTGACCTAATACAGTTAGGGTTACTTGCATCTGTAGCTTTGCTACTTTGGGAGCAACACATTCAAAGAAAAACTATGGAAAGGTTTAGTGCTGGGATGATTGAGTTGATAGACAAACACAATGAGTTATCGGATGCCTTCGCTGAATTGGAAGAAGATGTATGCGAGATTGAAGGAGCAATACAATGATTACATATGAAGACATAGCCGCCTTCGCTGGCATGGCTGAAGAAGGCGTACAAGCAGGGTCTGTGTACGTGATTACCAACAAGGCTTGGCCTGAGTGGGTCAAGATAGGCAGAGCTATTGATGCTAATGACAGGCTACGTAGCTACCAGACAAGCTCACCGCTTCGTGACTACTGGATTGTATATTCTCGACGCTTCGATGATGTCAATGCAGCGGAGCGTAAGGCTCACTTGATTGCGGCACGAATAACGGACACGCCTTGGAACAAGGTAGATAACGGTGAATGGTTTAAGCTTACAGAACAACAAGCAAGAGATGTATTAAAGGAGGTGACACATGACTAATGTAGTATGGGTTCTTATGTGGTTTGTAGTTGTACCAGAGCAAGGTGTAAGGTACTACAACTTAGGAGAGTACGCTAATGAGACACTGTGCAAGTCTGGCATGAAGGGTGCTACTGTAATGGTAAACGATAAAAACGAAACAATAGAGTGCATAGGAGTTAAGGTCAATGATTGAGGCATATTACATAGACCATATGGGGACTGACTTGACTGTAGCTAACGCTGCACGTGTAAGCTTTGGTAAGTCATCTGAGATGGAGGAGAATACTTGGGGTCCACCATCACTGAAGGCTAAGGATGCCAAGCTTATTAGTTATTTAGCTAAGCACAAGCACATCAGCCCCTTTGGGCATTGCTTTGCATCCTTCCACGTCAAGGCACCTGTGTTTGTAGCACGTCAGCTAGTCAAGCATAAGTTCCTACGTTGGAATGAGATCAGTCGTAGGTATGTAGATGATGAACCAGAGTTCTATGAACCTGATGAATGGCGTGGGCGTAGTGCTGACAAGAAGCAGGGTAGTGCTGGTACAATAATACTAGATGACTATGATGATTGGACACACAATCAGTGTTGTCTAGCTATGTATAAAGACTTACTTTTCGATGGTGTATGCCCAGAGCAAGCACGTATGGTGTTGCCACAAAGCACCATGACTGAGTGGTACTGGTCAGGTAGCCTTGATGCCTTTGCCGACATGTGTAACTTGCGCTGTAAGCCTGACACACAAGCAGAGACACGGTTAGTTGCAGACATTATTTCTGGTAGGATGATACACTTATTTCCTGTAGCATGGGAGGCATTAACAGATGAGTAAACTATACGAACTAGAAGAAAAGATCATGGACTGCTGGTCAGTATGCAATGATCTTGCGGTAGTGTTCAGACAGATAGGTGACGGTGAACGTGACCCTACACCAGACGAGATGATGAACACCCTCATGGGTATGCAGCAGCTATACCAGTGGAAGTTCGAGCAACTGTTCTTCAAGTATGAACAGATACAGAAAGCACAACGGGAGCACAAAGAAAATGAATGACAGGGATAACAACAATATAGAGGCTATACTTGATGCCATGAAAGAACATAATGTTTCCTTCAAGGAAGCAGTCGAAGCCATAGCATCAGCAGGGGATGATAAAAAGATTATGAAAGACATTGACGAACATCACAAAGCTGGCATATTTGATGACTAATGGCACTGGCAGGATGACATAGCAGTATAGGAGACACAATGATACTAACCCTCGACGTAGAAAACACTGTGGTAAAACGTAATGGCAAGATGCACCTTGACCCATTCGAGCCAGAGAATACATTAGTTATGGTAGGTATGCTAGATGATCACATGAATGAAACAATTGTAACGTTTGATCACGCAGAGCAACAACCTACCACAGATGGGCGGCGTATAGTACAAGACGCACTGGACGCTGCCCATACACTTGTAGCACACAACGCACCGCATGACCTGCTATGGTTGTGGGAGTCAGGCTTCACCTATGACGGTGAGGTGTTCGATACTATGCTTGGTGAGTACGTACTACAACGTGGTCAGAAGCAACCCCTGTCTCTTGAGGCATGTGCTGAACGCTACGAGTTAGCGACAAAGAAACAAGACACACTGAAGGAGTACTTCAAAGATGGATATTCAACACGGGATATTCCTCATGCTGAATTGTCAGAGTATCTATCCCACGATTTACACGCTACTCAGCAATTGTATAATGTTTTGCAGACATCATACGGGGAATGCAAGTCACTGATACCAACGATACAGCTGACCAATCAGTTGTGCGTACACCTAGCACGTATCTACCAGCGTGGCTTTCAAGTAGACATGGATGCATTGATGGAGGTACGTGACGAGTTCGAGCAAGAACGTAACGTACTTATGATTGCATTAGAAGAACAGGCACGTGACCTTATGGGTGACAGACCTATCAACCTCAACAGCCCAGAGCAATTGTCATGGGTTATCTACAGTCGTAAGCCACACGATAAGAAGCTGTGGGCAGACCTGTTCGATGAACGTATGCCAGACACAGAGTACAGACGTAATGTCAAGACATACAGTGAGAAGTTATACAAACAGAAGGCACACCAATGCCGCCCATGTAATGGCAGTGGTCAGGTGTGGAAAGAGAAGAAGGATGGGACACCATATGCTCGAAGTAATAAATGTAGTAATTGCACTGGTTCAGGATATACTTTTAGTGACGTTCATAATGACGTTGCTGGGTTAAAATTTATGCCACCTAACTCTACGTGGATCAGCGCCAATGGTTTCGGTACAGGTAAAGACAACCTTGTATTCCTTGAAGGCATTGCACGATCTAAGGGCATGAAGGTAGCTGAGACATTCCTACATAATGTACGTAGGTTGTCAGCAGTAGAGACATACCTTAGCAGCTTCGTAGAGGGCATAGCAACGCACGTTAAGACTGACGGTAAGCTACATGTACGTCTGCTGCAACACCGCACTGGTACAGGCAGGTTGTCGGGTGCCGATCCCAACATGCAGAACATGCCACGTGGTGGTACGTTCCCTGTTAAGAAGGTATTCATATCACGTTGGTACGGCGGTAAAATTATGGAGGCTGACTTTGCTCAGCTAGAATTTCGTGTAGCTGCATTCTTATCACAAGACATGACAGCCATTAACGAAGTGACCACAGGCTTTGACGTACATGCCTACACTGCAAAA